CCATTCATGCGTTTAAGAGTACCGAACCTGAGTTTTTCACCACTAGTTCTAGTAAGTAAAGGAGATAAATCATGATTGAAATTACCTACAACGGAGAGACTTACCGTTTCGGATTTACCAGAGCTACAGCTAAGGCGGCAGAGCAGGAAGGGTTTGTGGTCGGTGAAGTCACAGACAAGCCCACTCTTATGATTCCTATTCTGATTTATCACGCAGCTACAGCCTATAATAAAGGCATTCGGCGAAAGCTGGTGGAAGAAATTTATGATGAGATTCAGGACAAAGACGAATTTCTGACAGTTTTGTTGGAAGAATATGTAAATGTGGCGGGAAGTCTGTTTGAAACTAACGAACAGGGAAACGCTACATGGAAGCGGGTTTAAGTGACAGGCTTGCTTCCGAGAATTTGACAACGGGGCAAGTGATGGATATCCTTGCCCCCTACTATCTATCCATAGGAATGTCACTGGACGAATATTGGAATGGTGACCCTGAATTAGTATTAACTTATATTCAAGCAGAAACTTTCCGTGTTCGTAAAAAACAAAGGGAAATGTGGTTTGAGGGAATTTACATTCACAAATCCATCATATCCGCTCTTGACAAAGATACTCAGTATTTTGACGCACCGTTGCCAGATACCGTTGAGGACGTTGAAAAAGAGAGAAATCGCAGAAAAGAACTTGAATTGAAACGGTTTAAAGCTAGTTTCATGTCCTGGGTAAAGAATCCCAACATGAATGGAGGTGGAAACGGTGAGTGTTGAAATTGATAAGCTTTCAATCAAGATTGAACAGGTTGACTCAAGTGGTTCTAAGTCTCTTGAGAAGTTAAGTTCGTCTTTGGAAAAGATGGCTGTAAATTCTTCAAAAAGTATCAAAAATATTACATCCAGTCTTGAAAAGTTACAAAAAGTCTTAGATAAGTTCTCAAATGGTCAAATCGATAAGATTGAAAGACTTTCAAAAGCCCTGTCTGGTTTAAATTCTGATATTAAAACCCCCAAACTGGGAAGTTTTGCCAACAGTATCAAGAAAATATCAGACGCAGATATACCTAAATTTGAATCAGGACTTAAGAATATAACTGACGCTTTAAAGCAGATGAACGCAGAAGTTTCTGCCAATTCTGGATTGAAAGAACTTATTTCTGACCTAGCGATAATTTCTCGAAACGCTGCAACTGCCGGTCGGAACTTAAAGAATGTTACTAACAATTCAGCATCAAATACAACTGGTACCACTAACTCTCCTGTCGTTGACGTAAATTCGTCAGCGCAAGCTACAAATAACCTGGGAAACGTTTTAAATAATACTTTTTCAGGGGCAAGTGAGTTTATATCCAACGCAACTAGCCGTATTCGTGATTTTACATCTGGATTGAGGTCTGCGTCTGGTACTGCAACGAAGTTAGGCTCTGGCATTACTAGTGGAGTCTCAGCGATACTCCATCCTTTCCGCACAGCTTCTACGCTGTTTAATACCATGAAAAATGGTTTGAGTGGAATTACTGGTGGGTTCAGGAAAGCTAGTGGAGCTGCTAACGGGTTGAGTAACAACTTACTTTCAGTTATTGCTCGAAGCGTCAAATACTCCCTGATTTATCGCTCAATCAACTTGATTATCAGCAGCGTGTCAGGCGGCATTTTAAATTTGTATTATGCGAACACGCAGTTCGCAGCTTCTATGGACAGATGTGCCACAGAAGCACAGTATCTACAGAACAGTATTGCTGCTGCATTGTCTCCTGCTATCGAAGCTCTGACCCCCGTTGTTGAGTTTGTTGTGGATAAATTTGTTGACCTCATTAATGTAGTGAATATGTGTATCGCCACAATCACTGGACAGAGTACATGGACACGAGCAGTGAAAGCTCCCACCACTTACGCTGACGCACTGGATAATGCTTCTAGTTCTGCGAGTGACGCTGCTAATGCCACTAAAGACGCTACGGACGCAGCTAACGAATACAAGCGAACCCTAATGGGTTTTGACGAAATTGAAAAGCTCAATGATGTTACGTCCTCTAGTGCAAGTGGGTCAAACGGTGGTTCGGGCGGTTCTGCGGGAAGCTCAACACCGGATTATTCATCCATGTTCACTACAGAACAAGTCGCACTTGATAGCACTGAATTTGGAGCAGCCTTGCAAGATTTTATCAATGCCATTAAGGACGAAATCGCTGCCGGTGACTGGGAAGGCGTGGGTACTACTTTGGCTGGCGGTTTTGGTCAGGCGGTAGACTATCTGGACGAATTTGTTACATCCGAAAAAGTCAAGAAGAAAGTGAACACGGCGGTTGATAACCTAACGGATGTTATCAACGGATTCTTTGAGGAAATGACTTATTCTGACGGTACCAAACAGAGTATTGCTACCAGGACGGGAGATTTAATTGGAGATGCCATGTCCCTGGCACTGAATGACACTGACCGATTTTTTACTAAAGTTAAATGGAGTAAAATCGGCGAAGCTGTAGCGCAGGGAGTTAATGGAGCTATTGAGTCTTTGAACGAGAATGACATCAAATTTGGAACTGTTTTAGCGGACATTCTAAACGCTGGCATTAAGGGTTTGGATGGTTTTACCTCAGACATTAAATGGAGTAAAGTCGGTCAATTTATAGCTGATAACATCAACAGTTTTTTCAGTACCGTTGATTGGAGTACGGCAGGAAAAGACGCACACGACTTGATTACTGGCTTATGTGATATGCTCAGTACAGCGGTCACAAACATTGACAGCGAAGAAATTAGAACCGCTTTAAGTGAATTTTTAACGGCACTTGACCCGTTGGATTGTGTCATATCAATCGGGAAATTGATACTCGACTTTACGGGCAGTGTTATTGACCTTTTATTTGGTGGGAGTGGAGATTCAGCAGGATTTGACGATTATGTTAGCCAGGCTGTCGAACAATCCACCAAAAGTGCGGCACTCACTATAGATGTAGATACAATCGCTTCTGACTATAGCCAGGTGGGCGGAAAAATCGGAAATGGTTTGACCTCAGGTATTACCGGCAGTGTTGGGAGCAGCGATTGGGTCACAGAAGCAACAGGGAAATTAAAAACAGCGGCTCAAACTCTGAAAGATTCGGTTAGTGAAAAAATCGAAATCGTGGCGAGTTTTGTCACCAATGTAGCGGACAACTCTCAAACCTGGTGGGACAACGTAAAGCAATGGTGGAGTAATAAAGTCGGCAGTGTCAAGAATTTCACCACCAACGTAGCGAATAACTCTCAAACCTGGTGGAACAACGTAAAGCAATGGTGGAGTGATAAAGTCGGCAGTGTCAAGAATTTCACCACCAACGTAGCGAATAACTCTCAAACCTGGTGGAACAACGTAAAGCAATGGTGGAGTGATAAGGTTAAAGGTAAAGCCCTGAGTGTTTCGGTTAGTGTAGTAAATAGTGCTAAGTCGTGGTGGGAAAAGGTGAAAGGTTGGTGGGATGAAAAGACCAAAAATTTGAACTTAAGTACTAAGTTGGGTATCAAAGTACCTAAAATCTCTGTTAATTGGAGCGAAACTACGTTTTTAGGTAAAACTTTCAAATATCCCACTAGCTTCAATGTCAAATGGAATGCAAAGGGTGGTATTCTCAACGGCGCACAGTTGTTCGGTATGGCTGGAAATACTCTACTGGGTGGTGGTGAAGCCGGTCAAGAAGCCGTCCTGCCGCTGGAAAGCAACACTGGCTGGATGGATAAAATCGCCGACAAGGTAGCGAATAAAGTGTCCAATTCCGATAACGAAAGACCCATTCAAATCAATTTAACGATTGAACAGGACGGTACGATTGTTGCGAAAAAAGTTATCAATTACATTAACGGAGAAGCAAAACGGACGGGAATTAACCCGTTAAGTGCTTATATTTAAAGGAGTGGGTAAATTGGCGAGTATCACTATATCTAATTTATATATTAACGATACAAAAATGCCCACTCCCGCCCAGGGCGGTATGACTATCACCAGCGAAAAAATCTGGTCAAGCAATACCGGAAGAAGTAGTTCTGGCAAGATGTTGGGAACTATTGTTGCCATTAAGAGCAAAATCACCATTAAATGGGCAGCATTGACTCCCAATGAAGCAAAAACCATTGAAAATGCTGTAAGTAATGAGGATAACCCCTTTGTGACCATGAAGTACACCGACATGACGGGAACTACAGTGACCAAAACGGTCTACTTTGGTACGCCTAGTTATACCTGGTATAGTTGGGCTAATGGTATCCAATGGGTGACGGACGTCACTGTAGATGGAATTGAACAGTGAGGTGAGGAAATGTATTTTGTATCAGACGAATTAAGAGAAGTCCTGAACGACCAAAGGCACACTATAAACCTGATTGTTGGTGATACAACAATTGAGGATGTCATTTCCTGCACCTATACAGCGTCATGTTGTGGTAGTGACACGATTAGTATTGGCTCAGTGTGTTCGGCTAGTGTTCAAATGTCTATTAGTGGTGAACAAAATTTACTGAATCAAGAGATTCAAGTAATCGTTCAATGTTCCGGTGAGACAATTCCACTAGGCGAGTTTTTGGTTACAGACTGCTCACGTAATGAGGGTGTCACTACTCTCACCGCTTATGATGCCCTGTATTGGGCTACCAGCAATGACTATGTTCCTACTGTCGATAGTGGAGCAAGTGTGACAGAAGTCTTGAAGGATATTCTTAGTCAATTAGATACTGCCGTAACAATCGGTGTTTTACCCAGTACAGCTATCTCTACAAGCGTTTCTGGGACACTGAGTGGTAAGACCTGTCGTGAAATGCTGGGTCTTGTAGCGGCTCTGGTGGGGCGTAACGTGATTCTTGACCGTGATGGCGAAATTCAACTTGTGTGGTTTGCCCCTTGTGATGTGACAATCACACCAGACGACTACTACTCTGGTGGTTTTAGTCAAGGTGGAAGTCATAGGTTGGCGATTATTTCTACAACTAAGAATGTGACTGAAACCAGTGTAGACGAGGACGGTAACGAAACCCCAACAGAAACTACCGTCACTTTATCGTCAGGTGACGGGACAGGAACGGGAGTATCCCTAACCAATTCGTTCTTCACTCAGGAAATTTTGGACAATGTGTGGAATGAAATTGGTGGGATGGAATATAGTGCAGGCACGTGTTCAATCTTTGGGGGAATGCTTATTACCCCTGGCGATTTAGTAACAGTAATAGACTCCAATGAGGATATCTATAACCTACCCGTGACTAGCGTGGTTCTCACGTTGGACGGTGGTTGTAAGGCTGAAATTTCTGCCGCCGGTCAGAGTAACGCTGATTTTGCCGATGCTTTTACTGGCGGGGTCAACGGAGCAATTAAGCGAGTCGAAGCGGACGTGGGAGCGTTCAAGAAATTGACCGCTGAAGAATTGCACATTCATCAAGAGCAAATCACGAACAGCACGGTCGATTCGATGACCCCGTATTATTCTGAATCAGAGGAATTAGTTGCAGTTGATGAACCGTTTCTGCTCAGTACGAACGAACCGTTATGGTTGATGACCGATGAATGGTTAACAGAGCAGCCGTCATCAGATGAAAACAAATCCGTTTGGGTGTCTTATGAGATTAAATACAAGGATGGTTCAACCAAACGGACTGACCCAGTATTACTGACTGACAATTATATTCAATCCGTGGTATCTACTTTGGGTGCAGATTTGAGCGTTGTGAAAGACAGTATAACTACAAAGGTCTGGCAAACGGACATTACCAATGCAGTTAATCCAATCAGTGGTGACGTGGAAACGCTACAGGACCAGTACAGCCAGTTGACACAGACGGTAGAAGGATTTGACGCAGAAATTTCCAGCGTGAAATCAACCGTAAGTGAAAACTATGAGGAACTAGATGAAAAGATGACGTCTATCTCCGCAACTGCCGATGGTATTACCTCAACAGTAAGCTCATTACAGACCAAAGTTGATAACCGGTCATACGAAAACCGGAACTATATCCTCCTCTCTGGCGATTATGAAGCGGGTGGAGAAACTGGTTGGACGTGTGAGAGTACTACCGCCGCCCAGTATCTATCTATTACCACGTATGATGGCTATACGCAGCTCAAAAAAGTAAAAATACATAGCGGAACTATCTTTTATCTCATGGAGATAGATTTTTCGCAAGAGCTGGACAACAACGCCGAATACACGCTTTCGATGAGAGTTCGACCTAGTGTTGCGGCTGACATTTTCACGGTACTTAAAACGGCAAGCGGAAGCAAAAAAAACCTAAATACCTTTTCTTCCAGCCTATTCACTGCCAATGAATGGACGGAAATAAGTTATACATTTACCACGGATAGTGCAAGCTATGTGAAGTTGTGCATAAACGAATCCTCCATAAATTCCGTTGGAAGAACGCTTGACGTTGCGTGGGCAAAGCTGGAGAAAGGTTCAGAAGTCACAAATTGGAGTCGTGCGCCGGAAGATTATGCCACGAACACAAGCGTTGAAAGCAAAATCGAACAGCTCGCCGATAGCATCACCTTGTCCGTAAGCGGTGGTTTGGGCGACACCGCCATAATCAAACTGGCGGTAGGCGATGAGGAGCAGACGAAAACTCTGGACATGAGTGACATCCGACAGAAGTTTGCGGAAGATACATCTTCCGTTACAGTTTCGGGTGGCACGGTAACTTTTGAAGCCGGAAAACTGCTAATTAACGGCGGGAACTTCACGCTTGACACTGACGGTAAAATGACCGCTAAAGACGGTGTATTTACCGGAACGATTACGGCTAAAGCTGGTACCATTGGTGGATTGACAGTCTCAACTAGTAGTGATTCAACTGACCACGTTTACAAAAACACGATATACACTCAAACGATTGGAATCGAGGAAACGGTTCGGAGTGGCGATGGTACTGCTACAGTAACTGTCGACACTCAATTCGGTATGAAACCCGCCTCTAGCCGCCTTTCTGACCTTGCGCTATATTTGTTGGCAAAGCTCAACGGCACTCAAGAGTGGACAAACGATATAGCTCTATTTTCCGTCAATCACCGAGGCAAGGTGAAATGCAGTGGAATTGACCTGTACTCAGACCGCTCAATGGGGTACCAAAACAATGAATTGTTAGCCCCCGAAAATAGCGGAAATGGCGCACCTTTGCTGATAAGCACAGATAACAACCGATTATACCTCAACAATGTGATTTTTCGGGAAAAAGGTGCGACCGGAGAATGCAATGGGATAATTTCAGACATTGACCCACGTTTCGGCGCAACAGATTATAATGACACAGACGGACAGGACATGGGTGGTGCAGAATATCCGTGGCGGCGAATTTACGTTAGACGCATTTATAGAGATGATGAATCCTCCATTTCCGACCGCAAGGATAAAAAGGACATCTCCCCCATACCTGAGAACAGCACAGACCTTATCATGAACCTGAAACCCGTGCAATACCGCTGGAATCGTGGCACGGATAACCGACTTCATTGGGGATTTGTTGCTCAGGAGGTGGCGCACGCCGCTCAAAACACAGTTGGCGACATTTCTGTTTTCCAGGCTGTGCGAAAGGGGACTAAGAACGAAGAACATAATACCGACTATGAATCAATCCCAGACAGTGAATTGCAATGGTATTTAAGTTACCAGGAGCTAATTGCTCCTATGGTGTCGACCATCCAGGAGCAAGAACGGAGAATTGAAAGGCTGGAAAGGATGTTAGAAAAATATGGCGTACACGAGTAAATTCAGCGGCTCAGAAATTGACGAAGCTGTTGAAAAATCCCTGGGAAGTGATACACTCCCTAAAATTAGCACAGATGATAATGGCAAGATTTTGCAGGTTGTCAACGGAGCCTGGGACGCACAAGTCCCCAGCTCCGAAGCACAGGAAGCGGCATACGAAGCAAAACTAGCGGCGGCAAACGCCCAGACAGCGGCAGATAATGCCGCCCAGGATGCGAAAAATGTGCAAACTGCCGCAGATGAAGCCAAAAAAGTTGCGGAAACAGCTCAAAAGACTGCTGAGACCGCCCAGACAACTGCCGATAGTGCCACAGCAGCGGCTAAAACCGCACAATCCACAGCAGATGATATTAAAGCCTATATCGGCTACACAGATGGGGATATTGTGGGCTTGCAGGTGGACTACGAAAACAAATCCTTTACACGCTTGGCGGGTGCAACGGGTCTTACTGCTGGCTCTGACTTTGATAAATTCGCCATGTTTGGCGGGAGAAAACGTTGCAATGTTGCAGATGATGGAACAATTACAGCGTGGTATGGTGATTCTAACTTTGTGGAGGATGGCTCTAATGGGCAGGTGATGGTTTATCAGCCAAAATTTTATTACCGTGTGGTTCCTCTCAAATTGGAGTCTCAGACGGATGGCGTTGGCTATCACCTCAGAAAGGCTAACTATTATGTGAGTGCTACCCCTAAAGTTGGATTTAAACTTCATCCTGCGTTCTATGATTCGAACGGTGAAGAGATTGATTATATCTTTCTTTCTGCTTATGAAGCAGCATTATGGGATGCAGATGCTGGAAGTGATGGAACAGGTGCTTGGATTACTAACAACATGTACTATTCAGCCCAAACGGTGACAACCGCTACCGATAAACTTGGTTCTGTTGCAGGTTGTCAGCCGATTTCCAATATCACAAGACCTGACTTTGAAACCCTTGCAAAGAACAGGGGTGACGGTTGGCATAATGATTTGATTAAGGCTGAAAGTGCTAATCAGATGTTGATGATTATTGAAATGGGAATGATGAACCTGCAAACAGCCATTGCAAACGGTGTTATTTCTATATCAGATAACAGTTCTTACAACTGTTCTTCCCCGACAGGTTCGACTTCCAGTATTGGCAACGGTACAGGTTGGGCAGGTTCTACAAGCGATTACACCGGAACAGCCCAAATCGCAAACGGCAAAACAAGCATTACATACAGGGGTGTTGAAAATCCTTGGGGTAATATTTGGAAGTTCGTTTATGGAATCAACATTTATGGAAACGGTTCACAGAAGGGCGGTATTCCATACATTGCAAATGACTTCAACTTTGCTGAATCTAAGAATTCAGGAAATTATGAAAGTGCAGGATTCGCTGTCACAAATGCAAATGGTTATATTTCAGCAATGGGATATGGCGGTGAAGATTTTGATTGGTTGTTCATGGCTTCTGAATGCCTTGGAAACAGTTCAGTCCCTGTTGGTGATTATACATATATCGCTGCAAATCTGAATGAATATAGGATTGCTCGGTTGGGCGGTCGTTGGAGTAATGGTTCTGGTGCGGGTGGTTTCGGTTGGAGTTTGGATAGTGGTGTCGGGCTTCGTGGTCGGTATGTCGGCGGTCGGTTGGTGTACGTTCCTACCAGAGCAACTGCAACATCTTATGCAACAAATATCATCGCATGGAAGCAGAAAATGTTGGCATAATTGCCATAAAAGAAGGTGAAGCAGTATGATTGATTATGGCATTCAGCAAAGCACAATCAAGCCAGATGAGTTGGAGTTTACAGAAAGCAAAGTTTTTGTTGCTACCAACATTACTAAAGTTTCTGAGCGAGGAACGGACGAAGAGCCAGGCTTTAACGGCTACTCTTTTCAGTTCGTTGAGTACTCAAAAGATGAGTATATCCGGCTCGTTTCTGAGAAAAACAGCACTTTGGAAAAGCAACTGGTAGATACCCAGCTTGCACTTTGCGAAGTGTACGAGTTGATGGCGTAAGAAAGGAGTAAATATAATGGCAAAAGTTTATGCAAACCTTATCAAACTGGGACTCAAGTCCGTTGATGAGATTCCGGAAAAGCTCAGAGCGGCAGTTCAGGCGATTTTGGATAGCGATTCTTAATTTGGACTAAAACGGTTAAAAAACTGTGATAAAATAATCAAAGGAATGATACAGAAATGTATTTTATTGTAAAAAAGAAAGTTTCCGCTCGTGACTTTCCCAGCTCAAAAACTGGCAAAAGTGTGAAAACTCTGGCAGTTGGAACACTTTTAGAGGTTGATACTTGCGGACGATTTGAAAACAAGGAGCTTGGGAAAACTTATCTCCCAGTGCTGATTGATAATGCCTATTATTGGGTGCATGACGCTTATGTTACCGCCATTAGCGATGCTCAGGCGGCGGCAATCAAGCACGGGGAATCCTGGCTTGGAAAGAAGCCCCAAACTAAGGCTATCGCCTGGTACAACTCCACGCCTGTAGGGAAAAAGAATCCGAAGAAAAAGGAAGCTTATTGCACAGTAGGCGCACTCTGGGGAGTCTCCCAGGGTATTGATTTGGGTGATTTAATCTCCAAAAACGCCCCCACTTTGGAAACAAAAGCACGAAAAAAAGGTATTTTCCACGCTAAAGATAGCGGATACACTCCTAAATGTGGCGATTTGCTCTTGTGTAAGGGGAGCGGAAAAACCAGTGCAAGCCACACTGAGCTGATTGTAATCAAAGTTGGGGAAACTCTCCACACTATCAATTATAATAGTTCTGGGATTTGCAAGCGTCAGGAACGCAAGGTATCCGATAGTTATGTATACGGCTATGTGGAAATGAAATTTTAATTGGTAGGTGTTGAAATGATGCAATATTTGATTACTTTTGCCTTTATTGTGATGGATTTTGTCACCGGAATTGTGAAGGGGTTTGCCACTCACACGTTTAAAAGCTCAGTGATGCGGGAAGGGCTTTATCACAAAATTGGATTGATTATGATTGTCGCCCTGGGTGTGCTGGTTGATTACGCCCAGGGGTATCTTGATATCGGTGTTACGGTCCCCGTTGCTGGTGCTGTTTGCGCTTATATCTGTTTGATGGAAATTGGTTCAGGAATTGAGAACATTTGCAAGATTAACCCTGAAATTTTGCCCGAAAAAGTTACATCTCTGTTTCTGGGGCTGAAAAGTAGCGGCGAAAGTAGCGATAAGAGTAACGGAGGGGAAGAATGAGCGATACTATTAACGAAGCTGGAAAAGCTCTTGTAAAGAAGTGGGAAGGGCTTAATCTCACAGCTTATCAGTGTGCCGCTGGTGTCTGGACAATCGGCTGGGGACACACCGGAACGTACAAGGGCAAGAAAGTAGCCAAAGGAATGAAAATCACAAAAGCAGAAGCAGAAACTCTGCTTGATGCTGATTTGAAAAAGTTCTACGGATACACCACACAAACCAGTTACGTCCCCTGTGCCCCCCTGCTGGGAGATAACCAGCGTTCTGCTTTGTGTAGCTTTGCTTTTAACTGTGGCGGGAATAATCTGAAAACGCTGTGTAAAGACCGCACACCAGCGGAAATTGCTGATGCAATGCTGTTATATAATAAGGCGGCAGGAAAAACCCTCGCTGGGTTGACAGCACGGAGAAAAGACGAGCGGGCATTGTTTTTGTCCGGTATGGAGGAAAATCACGACATGGATACATTGAGGAATGGCGATAAGGGTCAGCAAGTGAAGGTACTGCAAAAGCTCTTGAATTGTGGGCTGACTGTTGACGGCGTTTTCGGGGAAAAGACTGAGACTGCCGTGAAAGAGTATCAGACAGCGAATGACCTGACTGCTGACGGCATTGCCGGAACTAAAACATGGTCTAAATTGCTGGAATAATAAAAAAAGAGAGAGGGACGTTAGTCCCTCTCTCTCTTTTATCACCATTTAACAAGGTCGTGCGGGTCAACTTCCAACGCTTCCGCCAATTTCAGAAGCTTGATACCGGTGACATTCTCAACGAGAGTTTCCCCATATTCCAGCTTCTGAATCCAGCGGACGTTAACGCCCACTTTCGCTGCCAGCTCTTTCTGAGTCATCCCCAAACCCAAACGGAGCGAAGCCACAGAAGGGGCAGAACACGGCTTACCTCTGGCGATATTTCTTTCCAGTGCAATCTGGGAGTAGTGATAATCGCTCTCCTGCTCTATTGGAGTCATGGAGTCATACGCCTTGTTTAAAATTTGATACAAGGCTGCCAGGTTCATAGGGATGTCGGGAAACAATTTCCGCAGTGTGTCCCGTGCCGCCTTATTATTCTCCATTGCCTGAGTAGCAATGTGGCAAATAGCCTTTTGGTCATCCGCAGAGAAGTTCTTCAAGGTGCTTTCGATTTTCGCTTTCAGTTCGTTTTCCGTCATGGTATTTTCCTCCTGTAAGGTGATGTTCAAAACCACACGCCTTTATCGGTGTTTTGATATTCAAACTATACGCCTTTTTTGGCGTGTTGTCAAGGGGGAAATCGAAAAACTTTTCAGTAGGATTGAACCTGAGTTAAGTATTACAGGATTTAGACTTCTATGGACAAGGTTAGAATTTAAATCCTGTTTAGTATCAGGCAATCCGTCTTTGTTAAGACGGATTGTTTTGTTCTCTAATGAAGTCAAATTATAAGCAATAGTGACTTTAAAACCTCCATCTGGTTCATCCCAAACGGTAACAGAATTTACAAGGAGATTGACTAATATATGCCTAAAACCTTCATCTTCAATATTTCCTTGTTTGAATTGCTCTAGCCAGTCAACAACCTGCGCTTTGTCTAAACGCACCACTTCTTTTTCCTCATTCCGAATGGCTATTTGTATAGTTTTCTTCTCTTGCTCAAGTTCAGCCATTCTCTTGACCAGCGTGTCTGGCGTGATTCCAGACTCAACGGCTTTGAGGATGTTATTCAAAGAGGATTCAATTTCCTTCAATCGAATTTTAAGACGTGGAATGTCCGTTTGAGCATTCACATCCGCTTCATTTGCACTCGTAGCAATGCTGGCAATCTCGTCAATCTTGTCATCCGTGAGCAGGGATAGCGCATCTTTTACAACAGCGTTCTCAATAAATTCAGCCCTTAAACTTTTCTTTGTACAATTTTTAGATAATGCTTTTTTCCCGTAGCAAACATAGTAGTGGTAGGTTCGGCTACAATCTCCATTCATCTTACAACCACAGTGTCCACAGAACAATTTGCCAGAAAGAAGATAACGTCTTTTGGCTTTGTAAGTCCCAGGTGGTGTCTTGTAAGAGTCAGCTAACCTGTGTTGAACCTTCTCCCAGGTGTCCATGTCAATGATAGCTGGTATAACATTCTCAGCACGATAATCATGGAATTTGTACACACCTATATACTTTTCGTTCCTAAAAATTTTAGAAAATGAAGATTTTCCGTACTTTGTACCTTTGGAAGTTTTATAACCCTTCATGTTGAAAGTTCGATAAATGTCAGCAATGGTATGACCTTCTGCAAACATTGAAAACGCTTCACGAACGATAGGTGCTGTTTCTTCGTCTATAACAAGCTTTTTCTTCTCTGTTTTATAACCGAGTGGGATTGCACCACCTATAGAGTTGTGCTTATATGCTGATTCTCTTAACCCTCTGTTGATTTTTTGGGCAAGTTCAGCACTATAAAATTCTGCCATACCTTCCAACACTGATTCCAGGATAATACCCTCTGGGTCATCTGATATGTTTTCAGTAGCCGATATAAGCTGTACTCCGTTCTTCTTCAATCGGTATTTGTAAGTGGCAGAATCATAGCGGGAACGGGAAAATCTGTCCAACTTGTAAACAATTACAGCATCAAACAGACGTTTCTCACTGTCAGCTATCATTCTCAAAAACTCTACACGCTTCTTGATATCCTTACTGGCAGATGTGGCTCTGTCTATATAAGTTTCCGCTATGCGGATACCGTATCTTTCACAAAATTCGGTACACACACGAACTTGCCCTTCAATAGACTGCTCAGTTTGATTCGCACTCGAATAGCGAGCATAAATACAAGCAGTCCTCACATCTTCATACATAACACTACCTCCATTTGATTATCCTACACTTAGAGCTTCTACTTTTTCACGTTCGTTCATACACACTTGCACGATATTGAATCGTCCTTCAGCACTTGCATTGCGATATGATTCAAGCAACAGTTGTTCTTCCTCAGTAAGATTTTTTGTGTCGCTAAGTCCTAACAAGTAATCCGTAGTTACACCAAAGTAACGTGCTAAACGACACAACACCTCAATTTTTGGGGATGAACCTTTCTTCCATCCTGATATGGTGGGTGACGTAACCCGCAAAACGGTGAGAATTTCTTGAGCTTGAGGTTTCATGCCGCATTCAAAACATAGGGCTTCGTAACGTTCATAAAAAGACATTTCAATACCTCCTAAAGATTTCTAAGAAAATTTAGAAAACCCTATTGACATTCTAAGTAGACTTTGCTATTATAAGCGTGTCAACAAAAGTTGATAAAGGGCGCAAGAGATACGCCCCTATGAACCAAAAAATTTTGTTCATAGAGTTTTCATAGCTTGTATTGTTCCGCAAGACTATTATAAGCTTTGAGAACTGTCTTGTCAACTATTGTTTACAAAATTAAGTTAGGAAAAGAGGTGGTAGTATTGAATGAACGAAACAAAATCCGAATGTGCCTTAAAAGGCACAATTTAACGTACCTGTGGCTTATCAGTCAGTTGAAATCCAAAGGACTTGTGACGGACAAGACTGAGATGAGTTCTGTCATGGGTGGCGTTCGCAAGGGCGCAAAGGCTGAAAGAATCGTCAAGGAAAGTGTGGAGGTGTTGAAGGAATATGAGCAACGATTCGTATATTCCGAAGAATCCAACGATTGAAGATGTAGCCGAATATGTGAGACAAGCCGTCCTGGAATACTACCAGGATGAAGAACACAGGAGACAGTTTGAACAGCGGTACAAAGAAAAGTACCATAAAGATTACAAATGGAGGTAACTATTATGTGTGTTAAGGATATTCATTCCCTGAATCCAGGAAATCATTTCTACTTTAAGGATTTTGAATGGATTGCGTTGGAGAATGTGTATGGGGGACTTATGGCTATCATGGCTCGACCCTGGGGTGAGCCATTGCAACCGTTCAGCAGCAATAACAATAACAATTATGCAGATTCCGACCTGCGCAAATCGCTATTGGAGAAGCTTCTCCCCGTATTGGGGGAAGATAACTTACTTCCACATACGGTAGACATCACCGCTGACAACGGTGATGATGAATATGGCTATTTTATGGACAGCGTATTTATTCTGTCTGTGGAAGAATACCGCAAATATCGTGACTATGTTCCCCTGTGCAGGGATTGGATGTGGACTCGCACCCCGTGGATTACTCACAGCACGGAAGTTCGTGCTGTGAGTGACTGTGGAAGAGTTCATGAACTTGATGTTGGGAGTGTCGAGGAGGGTTATGGTGCTTCTGTGTTGCCAGTGGTCATCTTTTCGACAGAAACACTTAAGGTTCATTACCGATTCCCAGAACTGGTAATGATGCACACTAGGATGCTTCTTTAAGTGGGTATTGAAGTCTCCAATGGTATTGTGTAATTTTTGTTAAAATAAAGGAAAGGAGAATAAAAATGAAATACGCACTTCCCAAACCGAAACCCACTATCCTTACTTACGTTCAATGGGGTTTTCGACTCACAGCAGTGATACTGCTGATTATCCCCTGTTGTATCCTCTGCGCTGTCAGTGATGTGACAACCTTCTTGCTTTCTGGCGTTTGTAAAATCGCAAAAACACAGAAGGAGTGGTACACGGTCAACATTAAGGGGGTCAAATAATGGATTCTCATTTACCAGCATATGAAACGTTACTGAAATTATTGTCTCATTGCCATGCACAACCTGAGAATTTGAAAAGTGCGTTAGAGGAATTGTTTATTATGGCGATGGATAGCGAATACCTCTCATCAAACGAGAAATTGACGTTTGAAGGTATGTTCTTGCAAACTTGCACGAATTTGAGGTTGATGTCCTAATGAATGTACATCTTTATCCGCATCAACAGAGGGCTTTAGAGCAAACCAAACAATTCAATAGGGTTGCTTACTACCTGGATATGGGTTTAGGAAAAACCTTTGTTGGAAGCGAAAAAGCAGTTTCGTTCCCGAACAAAATCTTAGTTATTTGCCAAAAATCGAAAATTGCTGATTGGATTGACCACTTCCAGAAGTATTATTCTTTGAGCGTGTTCAATCTAACCCAAAAAAAGCAACTTGAAGAATACACCGTTGTGATTGGCAAGTGCGTGGGAGTCATCAATTATGATTTGGTCTATAGACGACCAATTTTTAAAGAAATGACAAATTTCACACTTATGTTGGATGAATCATCAATCATTCAGAATGAGACTGCGAAACGTTCACAGTTCATTCTGAAAATGCATCCAACAAATATAATTCTTCTTTCCGGCACACCAACCGCCGGAAAATATGAAAACCTGTGGTCACAAGTACATTTGTTGGGTTGGGGCATAACGAAAAAACGATACTGGGAACACTTTGTGGACGTTGACTGGCTGGAAGTTGACGACTCTGGTTTTAAGATTCAAGTAGTCAAGGGCTACAAGAATGTTGACCGTTTGAAAAGAAAACTAAGGGAACATGGGGCAATCTTCATGAAGTCCTCAGAAGCCTTTGAACTTCCAGAGCAGACGGAGATTCCCATAATTGTGCCAACACCTAAACAATACAAAAAGTTCATGAAAACTTCCCTGACAACCGTAAAAGGGGTACAAACGGGAGAAGATATTGAACTAGTTGGAGATACCACTCTGACAAAACGCTTGTACGCTAGAATGCTGTGTGGTCATTACAACCCAAACAAACTACAAGCGTTTGAGGACTTAATTTTTAGTACCAACGAGCGGATAGTAGTTTTCTATAACTTCAATGATGAACTATCCGTACTGTGGGATATAGCATTGAAGAAAACTCACAATCTTTCGTTGGTCAACGGCAAGGAAAAAGACCTCACCTGCTATGAGGAATGTGATGATTCAATAACCTTCATCCAGTACCAGGCGGGTGCTATGGGCTTGAATTTACAGAAAGCAAGTCAAATTGTGTATTTCACCTTAACCGATAAGTCGGAGCTTTTTGAGCAATCAAAGAAGCGTATCCACAGAATCGGTCAAGAAAAACCGTGTTTTTACTATTATTTGCTATGCCAAAACACGGTTGAAATAGACATTTTGGAAACATTGAAAATGCGCAAAGATTATACTGATGCGCTTTTTGAAAAAACCTATAAGAAGGAATGATTCAAAATGAAAAAATGTGGTGCATTTGAATTATGTGTTGTCACAGGAACAAACGTCTGTTGTAAGGGATGTGAGCAGCTATCCACTTGTGGCAGTGCGTGTGAGGACGCATTCGACCTTACACGCACTTGTCCAGACGAAATTGAGCCTGAAACTAAATTGCAGGTATTCCAGCGGGAGCAGATTCAGGTCATTCAGAATATGGTTGACCTCCTGAAAGCTAAGAAGCAGCTAGAAGAAACTGAAAAGAGTGTCCGTTCGAAGCTTACCGAAGCCATGAACGCTTATGGTGTGAAGTCCTTTGAGGGCAACGGACTGAAAGTCACGTTCGTTGCCCCCACTACGAAAACGAGCGTGGATAGCAAGAAACTGAAAAAGGAACATCCTGACGTTTACAGGGAATGCTCCAAAATCTCTAATGTCTCTGCGTCCGTTCGTATCAGCTTGCTTTAAGCTATGGCAGACGAAAAGAATTTTGAGAACCGCTTGAAAAAGTATCTGCAATCTTTGGGGGTTTATCCTCTGGGATACCCCAAAAACAAAATGACTGTTCCCCCCGTTGGCTATTATGAAAAACGTTGGGGTGGCGGATATTCAAAAAGCGGTTTACCAGATATGCACATTGTCCTTAATGGTATTTCTATTGACGTAGAATTAAAAGCGTCAAACGGAAAACCGTCTGAGTTGCAGGTACACAACATCCGACAAATCAACGAGAGCGGTTCAATCGGCATATTACTCTATCCCGAAGGTTTTGAATCCTTTAAGGAAATTATGAAAGGAGTGATGGAATGCAAACTTCACATTCAAGAACTGAATGCTTTGAAAGTTGTAGGCGCAAATACAAAATGCGCTATCTTGAAAAGCTAAAAGTGATTGAGGATTACCAGGCAGACAACGCCCTATTATTGGGGACTGCATTGCATACTGGTATTGAGAAAGACGCTGAAACAGCAATCAAGGAATATTATGACAGCTTCCCCGTGATATCTGATGCCCACATCACTGAAACCATGAAGCTTGAAATGCAGATTGGCAAGGCGAAAGCGATTGTTCCCAGCGGGGAACACGAAGTGTTAATTTCTACCCCAAAGTTCAAAGGCTTTATCGACCTGCTTACACCGGTTGAACCCACAGTATATGACTTGTACGACTTCAAATACTCCAATAACGTGGAGCATTACATGAAGTCACGACAGCTTCACCTTTACAAATTTTATTTTGAGAGAACTCACCCTGGAAAGAAGATTCGAAAACTTTTCTTTCTGTTTGTGCCAAAAAACAACGCCAAACAGAAGAAAACCGAAACATTATACGAGTATCGAAAAAGGGTGCTAAGGGAGCTGGACGAACAACCGCCCAAAGTGGTTGAAGTCCCCTTTGATTACTCTAAAGTTGTAGAGCATCTTGAGTTGGTACAAGACGTTCTACAGGAAATCGAATATGAAGCTAACGAAAGTTGGTTTTGTAGATATTGCGAGTACACCGACTGGTGTAGGAAAGGAATTGATTATATGTTGTTGCCAAAAAATGAAAGACGTGCGGTTGGACAGACCACAAAACGTAAAATCTGGATTTACGGTGCCGCATTCAGCGGTAAAACCACTATGCTGGATGATTGCCCCAGTCCCCTGAATTTGAACACGGACGGAAATATCCAGTTCGTGAGCATGCCTTACCTTTCAATTCGGGATGAAGTGGAGGTCGAAGGTCGCATTACTAAGAGAAAGTATGCGTGGGAAGTGTTTAAAGAAGCTATTTCCGAACTGGAAAAGAAGCAGAACGATTTCCAGACAATCATTGTGGACTTGTTAGAGGACACAAGGGAAGCTTGCAGAGTGTTCATGTACAATAGGTTGGGCATCCAGCATGAGAGTGATTCCGGCTATGGCAAAGGGTGGGATATCATCAAGACCGAGTATCTGTCTACGATGAAAAGATTCTTCAACCTGGACTACGAGAACCTGGTCGTGGTATCTCATGAAATTACTAAAGACATCACTAAGGGGAACGGTCAAACATTGACCGCCATTTCCCCCAATATCCAGGAGTCCATTGCCAACAAGATTGCCGGCATGGTGGATGTTGTCGCCCGTGTAAAAGTCGAAGGTGACAGTAGAACCCTGAATTTTAAGTCCTCAAATACCGTCTTTGGCGGTGGACGTTTGAAGGGCATTAAAACCACCAGTATTCCTCTCTCCTGGGAAGCCCTTATGGGTGTGTACGATGAGGTGAACGCTGGTAAGGCGAAGCCAGAAGCCGCCCCTATGGGAATTACCCCCGCACCTACCACAGAAGTACCATCATCAACCCATATTTTGGTGACTGGTGACCCAATCGAGGTAATCAATCCAGTTGAGGTAATTGAGGAAGAACCTGCTGTTACTTCTACCCCTGGCAGACGGGGCAGAAAACCCCGTAAAACCGCAGAATAAGAAAGGTAAGGTAAAAAATTATGAATATGTTTGAACGTTGGAAACAGGAAATTGATGTTGAAGGTCTTAAGAAGGACATTGAAGAAGCCGCCAATGGTGGCGGTAAGCGGGACTATAAGGAAGTTCCGCATGGAGTCTACGAAGTATCCATTGAAAAGATGGAGATGGTAGAGTCTAAAGCCAGCCACAAACCCATGATGACCGTTTGGTTCAAAGTCATGGCTGGCGAATACAAAGGGAACAAAATTTTCTACAACCAGGTGCTTACCACTGGCACAGGCATTCATTTTGCCAACGAATTTCTCCGCTCTCTTGAGCTTGAAACTGTGAGTGATATTGAGGAAAACGGTGGAAAGTTGTTCACCGGCTGGGAACAGTATTCGAACCTCTTAATGGACTGTACCGAAGAAATGGACGAAAATCACCTCACGTTTGAGCTGGAATATACCAAAGGCAAGAAGGGTTTTTCGAACTACCTCATTGCCGGAGTATTCGAAAACTAATTCCTGATACATGACAAGTTCCGGTCAGTGTTTGAGCTGACCGGAACTACCTACGAGGTTATAGTATGCTCTTTTACGACTTTGAAGTCTTTAGCCACGACTGGCTAGTCGTGGTAATGGATATGACCAAACAAGAAAAACATGTCATTGTTAATGACAAAAATGCTCTTGAAAAGCTCTATAACGACAATCAGAACGAAATATGGACTGGTTTCAATTCAAATCATTACGACCAATACATACTGAAAGGAATCCTTTGTGGGTTTGACCCAAAAAGAATCAATGACTTCATCATTGTGAAAGGAAATCCAGGATGGAGGTTTTCTTCACTGTTTCACAACATCCCATTAAATAATTATGATGTGATGTTGAGCCTGGACAAAGGGCTGAAATGGCTTGAAGGAAGCATGGGAAACAATATCAAAGAAACAGGCGTTCCGTTCGATATCGACAGGAAACTGACAGAAGATGAGATTACCGAAACAGTTAAATATTGTACTCATGACGTGGAACAGACCATTGAAGTGTTCCTACAAAGAAAAGATGAATTTAACGGAAGAATGGAACTTGTGAAACTTGCTTGCAAAGGAAAACCGCTTGACCTGTCTTTGATTTCAAAGACTAAACCCCAGTTGACTGCAATCATCCTGGATGCTCACAGATGGAGAGACAGGAATGATGAATTTGACATTGACTTCCCCGATACCCATCAAGTGAGAAAGTACAAGACTGTTCTTGACTGGTATTCAATTCCTGATAACAGATGTTATTTCAGACATATTCCAGGAAAAAAGAAGATTGAAAAAAATCAATATTCGCTGATGGTCGCAGGGTGTCCACACACATTCGGGTGGGGCGGAGTTCACGGAGCATTAGAAAAATACTCCGGTGAAGGATATTTTCTGATGATGGATGTAGCTTCTCTTTATCCATCATTAATGATTAGATACAACCTTCATAGTCGGAACATATCCGACCCACAAAAATTTGTGGACATATATCATGAAAGACTGGAACTAAAAAAGAAGAAAGACCCATTACAGGCGGTTCTGAAAATCGTGTTAAATTCGACCTACGGTGTATTGAAGGACAAAAACAATGAGTTATTTGACCCTTTAATGTCGAACAAGGTGTGTGTCTATGGTCAGATTCTTCTTCTTGACCTAATTGAGCATATTGAACCTTATGCTCAACTGATTCAGTCCAACACAGACGGCATTTTTATTAAAATGCCTGATGGAGAGGACGAAGATGAATGGTTTAACACCATTGATGACATTGCTTATGAGTGGGAACAGAGAACTGGATTGGTATTGGAATTTGATGAATATAGAAAAGTGTTTCAAAAGGATGTGAACAACTATGTCATCATTTCACCTGATGGACATATCAAATCGAAAGGTTCTTATGTAAAGAAACTATCAAATCTTGATTATGGGGATTTCCCCATTGTTAATCACGCACTAATTGAATACATGGCGAAGGGCGTTCCAGTAGAAAAATTCATCAATTCATGTGACCATTTAAAAGAATTTCAGATGGTCGCCAAAATAACAAGTAAATATTCAACCATTCTGCATGGGGATGAACCTATAAAGGAAAAATGTATTAGAGTGTTTGCGTCCACAAGAGAAACGGACGCAGGGGTGAAGAAGGTATCAATCAGAACAAGGAAGCCTGAAAAGATTGCATCCAGTCCTGAACATTGCTTTATCTTTAACGAAAACATGACTAATATCAGATGTCCTGTGTACCTGGACAAAGAATGGTATATCAATTTGGCAAGAAAACGATTGAAAGACTTTGGAGTGATTATATGAACGAGTCGATAACGATTGATTGGGGAAGCGGCAGAATGCACGTCTATCTAGGACTGTTCTTCCCTACGACTGATAAGAAGATTAGAGCTTTAATAAAAATCATCCACTTAGACTGGGAGCATGAAGAACAGTTAATTTCCAACATTTTGGAGTTTCTGGATGAAGAAATTCCCAGATTGGAAGATTTAAAAAAGAAAAACGCAGAGAAGTTCTTCAATGCCCATCAAGAGGTTTATGACTGTGAACAGCGAGTGTCAACGGGGAAAGCTCCCAACGGTGTAAGACTGACTAATAGTGAATGGATGTACTTTAGGAAAAAACTTGCCTATTGGAAAGGCAGCGTAAGACAGCACGAACGTGACTTTAACCGCTGCGAGAAACGGTTAAAGAAAATTAAGAAAAATATTCAGCTTATAAAAAAGCTGACAGGAAGGAGTGAATAATTTGTGGCAAGGTAGCGAAGTATTCCGAACATATTTCCACGGGAAAACCGATTCGGACGGTAAAACCTCACCGGCTGAAAAGGTCAAAGGAATGCCAGGTCATTCCTGGAACGAAGTCTCCAAAGACGATTCCTTTGGAGCGGTTTTGAATGAGGGTTTTGTTGATATCAGTTTTGATTCCAAAGAGCTGTCAGACAGCTTTTGGAACATGGCTGAGAAAAACAACTGGAACTGTTTAATTCTTGAAAACCCTGAGAATGGTCATATTCATTCTTATTGGAGAAAGCCTGAGAACGGTTTTCAGAAAGACGGACGTGACAGAAAGTTAGCTGTGGGTCTGATTGCAGACATTCATAGTAAAGAAACCTATATCCGGCTCAGAACCAACGGGGTTGACCGTTTTCCCCCGTCCTTTGAACCAGAGACAATTCAGGTTGTGCCAGAGGAATTATTTCCTATAGATACAACCGTTGACCTGTGGGGAATGGGAGCGGGAGACGGGAGAAATGATGAGCTATTCCGGTATATCCTGATTCTTCAATCCAAACTGGGACTTCCCAGCGACATTATTAGAAGGATTTTGGAGAATACCAACGAATTTGTTTTTGGCGAACCGTTGGATGAACAAGAGTTTGAGACAATCACACGAGATGAAGCGTTTGAAAAGCCTACGTTCTTTAAAGATAAGGCATTCTTATTCAACGAGTTTGCTGTATACCTAAAAAACGTACACCACGCAGTGAGAATTAACAATCAGCTCCACATTTATGAGGACGGTGTGTATTTGCCAGGATATCAACGAATTGAACAGTTGATGATTCAGCAGATACCCACGTTGAAGAAAACTCAGCGCAGAGAAGTTCTTGATTACATGGTGCTTATTGCACCAGAAGTAAAACCAGCTGATGCCAATTACATTGCATTCAGGAACGGTATTTACGACATAGCACATGATAGCTTACTTCCATTTAGTTCAGAGTACGTTATCACCAACAGAATAGATTGGGATTATAACCCTAACGCCTACTCTGAGCTGGCGGATAAGACCCTAAACAATTTGTCCTGTGATGATTCTGACATCCGCTTGTTACTAGAAGAAATGATTGGATATTGCTTCTACAGAAGAAATGAGTTGGGAAAAGCTTTCATCTTGACCGGTGACAAATCCAACGGCAAAAGCACATTCCTGGATTGCATAAAGGCAATTCTGGGAGTAAACAACGTTTCTGCATTGGAATTTGATGAATTGAACGACCGATTTAGCACGTCTATGATGTTTGGAAAATTGGCGAACATTTCAGACGATGTATCGGACGACTTTCTAGCCGGAAAACAAGTGAGTACCTTCAAGAAAGTTGTTACAGGCAACCGGATTAAAGCCGAACAAAAAGGACAAGACCCTTTTGAGTTTGAGCCATATATCAAATTGATTGGGTCTGCGAACGATATCCCCAGAATGAGAGACAAGACGGGAGCGGTACTCCGAAGGTTGGTCATCATCCCATTCAACGCACGATTCTCAAAGTATCTGCCAGACGGGACACTTGACCCAGAATATAACCCCTGGATTAAGTACGACCTGGTGAAACAAGAATCCATTGAATACCTGATTAAGCTGGGAATAGCTGGACTGAAACGAGTATTGGAGAACAACGGATTTACAGAGTGTTCGGTTGTAAAAAAACAACTCAGTGAATATGAGGAAGAAAATAATCCGATTCTTGCTTTCCTGGCAGATTGTGAACCAGATGAAATTGAGAATGAACCAACACCGAATGTGTATCGCCGGTATACGGTTTTCTGTGCTGAGAACAACATGACTCCGATGGCGAACAACGCATTTACCAAACAAGTTTGTAAGCGGTTGAAGCTAAAAGTATCCGATAAGCGTATTAACGACAAAAAAACCAGGGTTTATGTGCCTGTGGAGGAAATACAATGAGTGAACGAGAATATGAGGACTTCATGTGCGCCTGTGCGCTTGAGTGGTAAGGAATATTGAAATGGTGAAGGAAGAACATGATACCATAATCCTATCAGGCGAAGATGCAAGAAACGTTTTAATCCCAAGAAAACTAGTCGATTCTACAAAAATCGAAGAAAAACTGGCGTTCACTGAGCTTGAAAACGGATTTAAAGTAGATTTACCGGATTTTGAATTGGAGGAACCCAATGAAGATGGATAAAGTGGCTGGGAGCGGGAACGATGAATTTTATACCCCAGCATATGCTGTAGTTCCCATTATGAAGTATGTTCCGAAGGGAGCGAAAATTTGGTGTCCGTTCGATACGGACGAAAGCCTATTCGTGAAAATATTTAGAGAATCCGGTCATGAGGTCATAGCCACGCACATTTCTAGCGGGAATGATTTCTTTAAAACCGCTGTGCCGGACTGTGATTACATTGTAAGTAACCCCCCCTATTCTGTGAAAACAGAGGTGCTAGAGCGGTTATTTAAAATTGGAAAACCGTTCGCTATGTTGGTGGGAGTGGTAGGACTGTTTGAAAGTCAGAGACGCTTTGAAATGTTTAAGGCGCATGAGTTTGAGATTATGTACCTGAACAAAAGAGTTGCTTACTTTCAGAACTACACTGACAAGAAACCGTCACTCAATCCCCCGTTTAGCTCTGTTTATGTATGTCATGGAATACTACCTCAACCCGTTGTGTTTGAGGAAATAAAGAAAGGATGAA